ATAATAAACGGGGTGGCGGTTAGTAAACAAACCAAAAAAATAATAGGGTACTATATCGGCACCCCTAATAAATACGGTTACATCGAAGCCGATGCCTGGAAGAATTATCCCGCGTCGGCGGTGCATCACATGTTCAACCCGGACAGGTTCAGTCATTCCCGCGGCGAGCCTGCCCTGACGGCGGCGATGGAATGGATCGATAAGATATCCGGATACATCGACGCCGAGCTCGTGGCGGCGAAGGTTAACGCGTGCTTCTCGATGTTCGTATCGCGAGAGTCGCCTTTCGATATGCCGGATGCCTACACGGCGGGCGTTGAGCCGGGCGGAGCAGATCCCGATACCGGCGAGCGTTATGAAAAGATATCGCCCGGTACGGTGATGTACGGGCAGACCAATGAAAAGGCAACGCCGATCGGGCAGATGAGGCCGGGCAGTCAGTTCGGGGAATTTGTTTCGAAGATGCTGGCCTTTGTCGGCAGGCCGATCGGGATGCCTTTGATGCTGATAACGCTGGACTATTCCGGCGCTACTTTCATGAACGCCCGCATCGCGTATCAGCAGGTGCAGCGGATCTGGGAGAACGAGCAGGAGGATGTGGTCAAGCCGTTTGTTGCGAGGGCGTATAAGTGGTTCATCGATCAGCTCGTAAAAGAGGATAAAAAGTTCGACAGGCCCGGCAAATATTCGCACGAGACGATATGCACAAGATGGCCTTATGTAGATCCATTGAAGGAAGCGATGGCGGATGCGAAGCAGCTTGAGAATAAAACGACCAACCGCACACAGATATGCGCAAGGCAGGGACTGGAGTTTGGCGAGGTTGTCGAAAAATTAAAGAGCGAAGAGGACCTGCTGAAAGAAAAAGGACTCGTGGCAGATGATTCGACGGCCAAGCCAAATATGGAAAAAAACAGTAGTCAGTAGTTAAAAAAATATTTGCCACAGAGAACACAGAGAACACAGAGGTAAAAAGTAACGGAGCAAAAAATGAGCAACGAGAAACGAGAAACGAGAAACGGCTTAAAAACCTTTAATGAAAACACAAAGCGCCTTGATATCCCGGACGGTGCGTTTGAATTTACAATGCCGGCGGAGCTGGCGTTTGAAGCCGGGCCCGATGATACAAGGAAGCTTCGGCTGCAGCTCTATGATGGTTCGGTCCAGAAGCACTGGTACTGGGGCAACTTTGCTTTTGACCTTGTGGGGATGAAGCTGGCAAAGAAAAAGATAGGCATACTCGACTCGCACGATACATCCCGCCGGATCGGCGTTGCCGAAAATGCGGAGTTCGACGGTAAATTCATCGTCGAGGGCACGGCATTAAACAACGAACATGCCAATGCGATCATCGCCGACGCCGACCAGGGCTTTCCGTTCGAGGCATCGCTCAGGTTCGACCCGGCAAGATCAAAGGCGGTCTATATCAGGGAGGGTCAAAGCGTTCAGGTCAACGGCAATACGCTGACCGGTCCGGGCACGCTGTTCAGTAAAACATTGATACTTGAAGGAAGTGTATGTGTTTTCGGTGCGCTGGCAAACTGCAGCACCGAGGCTTTTGAAATAACAAACAATCCTGAATTTGAAAGGAAAGAACAGATGAGTAAAGACGAGATTACTATCGAATCGTTTAAGGCCGATCATGCGGATCTATATGACCAGATCTTCAAGATGGGTAAGGCCGAAGGCGAGAAGGCCGAGCGGGACATGTTCAAAAAGATAGCCGAACTGTCGGACGGCGATCACGAACTGGCCGTCAAGTGTTACACCGAGGGCATGACCAACGAGCAGACGCTCATGGCCAAAAATGAAAAGCTGACCAAAGAACTCGCTGCGGCAAAGAATGTTGCGCCCGAAAAGAAGGCCGAGCCGCCAAAGGTCGACCCGGCGAAGCAGGAATTCTCCGACGATGTGTCGAAGGAAAAGGCAAAGCTCACCGGCGATGTGAAAGAGATGACCGACGAGCAGCTCAAGGAAAGATTCGCCGCCGATAAGGCTCTGCAGGCTGATTACGGCGACGGCGAGGAAGGTTGTCAGGCCTTTATCGCGTTTACCAAGGCCGACAAAGCCGGGCAGGTAAGTATTAAGGAGAGCTGATTCAGGTTGGAGTCTGCGAACTACCAACTACGAACAACGAACTACGAACTAAAAATCGGAGATTTTAATTATGGCAAAGAATGACAAAGATAAAAATCCGGCTGAAACGCCGGATGAGAAGGCTGATGCGATGGCGGACGGGCCGGCTGTCGATGAAGAAAAAGAGCGGCTGCTCGCGAAGATATCGCAGCTTGAAAAAGAAAACGCCGAGCTGAAGGCCGAGATCAAAAAGCCTGTCGTCAATATCAAGGGCTTTGTGCTCGAGGCGGACGATCCGTTTGCGGCCGGTGCGATGAGGGTATATGTATCATCGACGGATACAAAGCATACGCAGCGGGCGATACTGCCGTTCGTACTTCCCTATAACGATAAGCCGGCGACAAAGAAGGCGATTGAAAGTTATATCGTGCGGGCCGACGGCGGCGGCGACAAGGCCAGAACGGCCGCGGCCAGAGAGGCACTTGCCAAACTGTAAAACAAAAACGGTGCATCCTTAAAAAATGTACTAAAAAAGATTATTAGCGAAGGAGATTTAATATGACAACGTTAGCAGCTAACAGCCCGCTTGTTCATTTGATAGGCGAGCACAATTCTATCCCGTGCGTCGCAGCCGACATTGTTTATGAAGGTGCGATGGTCGGAGATAACGCGGCGGGCTACGGCAGGCCGCTTACCGCCGGCGATAAGTTCGTCGGGCATGCAATCGAGAAGGTCGACAACTCGGCAGGCGCAGCCGGAGCCAAGAACATAACGGTTCTCGACGGAAGATACAAGCTGGAAGTTGCCCTTGTCGGCACGATAACCGATGTCGGGCAGCCGGTCTATGCAAGCGACGATGCGACCTATTCGTTCATCGCGACGAGCAACAGCTATGTCGGCGTTATAACAAGGTACGTATCGGCGACGAAGATGGAAGTTGAGTTCCGCCCAGGTGAGGTCGACGAGTTCGGCCCCAATACCATGCGTGAGACCAAGAGCGCAGCCTATACCGTCGACGCTCTCGATTCGGGCAAGATCATCTATGTCGACACCGATGCGGTGGTCATTACACTGCCGGCGGTGGAAGTGGGCATCGAGATCACGATCGTTAACGTCGGCTCGTTCGGGACGGTGGAAACAACGATCGCCCCGAACGCCGCCGATATGATCGAAGGTGTAGATCTGACCGGAGCCGATGACAAGGACCTGGTCAACACCAAGGCTACCGCACAGCGCGGTGATTATGTGACTTTGATCGGAGCCAATGCCGATGGGTGGATGGTGACGGCGAAGAGAGGAACGTGGACACGGCAGACTTAAGCCGTATCGCGAAGTTTTAACAATTGACAATTTAATAAAAAGGGTTCGGGCCGAGACTGATCATTAACGCCCGACGTAAGAACAAATCAGGCGGCTGTGTGGAGCCACATCTTCACACGGCCGCCTTTTTTGTTGCCCGCAGCCAACAAACAATCTTTGACTTTTAGGAGCAATAAAAATGGGTGCAGAGAGTTTAGGTTCGAGAGCTGTAATCGGCAGGTTCTACGCCGCACTGCAGCAGTATATGGGCAGCTCGTGGATCAGCCAGATCGCGATGCCGTTCGATTCCGACCAGGAATCAGAGACATATAAATGGCTCGGCATGGTCCCTCAGATGCGTGAGTGGATCGGCGACAAGCAGGCCAGCGGGTTCAGGGATAACGGGATCACCGTTATCAATAAAGAGTTCGAGGCTACACTTGAGGTATTGACCAAGTGGCTTCGACGGGATAAGACAGGCCAGCTTAAGATAAGGATCGCCGAGCTTGCCGCAAGAGCGGGCGGTCACTGGGGCGAGCTGCTTTCTACGCTTATCAGCAACGGCACCGGCGCCACCAGCGGACTGTGCTACGATGGGCAGTACTTCTTTGACAGCGACCACTCAGAAGGAGACAGCGGAACGCAGCTTAACCTGCTGACGGCGACGCAGGTAACGGCTCTCGATGTGACCACTGCGGCGAGCCCCACACCTGTCGAGGCGGCCAGGGCTATACTGGGCGTGATAGCCTATATGCTCGGGTATAAAGATGACAAGGGCAAGCCGATGAACTCACAGGCAAGGAGTTTTCTCGTGATGACGAGCCCGGTGCTGTGGGCTCATCTGGCCCCTGCGATCTATAACAGGCAGGTCAACAGCGGCGAGACCAATCCGATTCAGGGAATTATCGAGAACAGCCAGTTCAAGATCGATGTGGCTGCAAACCCGAACCTGACCTATACGACACAGTTCGTGACGTTCAGGACAGATGCCCCGGCCAAGCCGTTCATTATGCAGGAGGAAGTGCCTGTCCAGATGAAGGCGCTTGCCGCCGGCAGCGAGCATGAGTTCAAGACGGGCAAGCAGCTTTACAGTGTCGAGGCCTCGCGTAATGTCGCTTACGGGTACTGGCAGTACGCATCGCACTCGACATTAAGTTAACTTGATGTTCGCCTTTAAGCCTTACACCTTACATCGTGATGCTCACCGCGGGTGCCGGGGGCCCAAAAGCCCTCGGCGCCTGTATAGGTTTTGTTTTGGAAAGGAATCGTTATGTCCGCAACCGACGAATATGATTTGAATCCGAAGTGTGCGGCGGGCGTCAATGCCCTCAGCCGGGTTAAGACGCTCGAAAGAGATAATATTAAACAGTGGGATGCGATCGAGAAGCTGCAGAGCCGGCTGCCTGTATGGGCGACGGTGGTAATGACGCTGATGGGTACGATGCTCGGCAGTGCACTGACGTTTGCTTCTCTGGCGTCGAAGATAAAGCCGTAACGATGTCAGCGGCGAACGAACATCTTGCGAATATTACGATCGAGATCGATACGATGTACGATCATGGGGATATTAAACAGCCCGATGAATACGTCGCGATCGAAGATTTGAGGATAGCGGCGGCGGAAGTTCAGGCGGCGATGGATAGGCTGGAAGCGGCGGTAAATAAGGCGAAAGATGTATTTAAGAGAGATGAAGATCTATGAGCGAGAAAGTTTCAGTATTGATTCCTGCGAGGAACGAGATCTACCTGCAGAAAACTATCGAGAGTATTCTCAATGCGGCCAAAGGCGATATCGAGATAATTGCCGTTCTTGACGGGTACTGGCCGGACCCGCCGATACAGGATGACCCGAGAGTTACACTTATTCATCATACAGAACCTATCGGACAAAGGCCCGCAATAAACGAGGCTGCTCTAATAGCGACGGGCAAATATATTCTTAAAACCGATGCTCATTCGATGTTCGATGAGGGTTTTGATATTAAGTTGAAGGCCGATTGCGAGTATGACTGGACGGTCATTCCGAGGATGTATAACCTCGATGTCTCGAAGTGGGAGCCTAAATGGAACAAGCGAACCGATTATATGTGGATACGCTCGCCGGAGGCCAAAGACAAACCGTTCCGGCATAACTACTGGGATGGGCCGTGTGCAAAAGAGTTCCCTGTTGAATATAAAATCTTCAAAAAGAAGATCAAAAACGCACCCGAGATCGATGATGTTATGACCGGGCAGGGTGCATGCTTCTTTATGCACAAAGATAGATTTTGGGAACTCGGCGGGATGGATGAAGCTCATGGTCAGTGGGGGCAGATGGGGATAGAGCTGGCCTGCAAGGCGTGGCTCTCAGGCGGCAGGCAGGTAGTTAATAAAAAGACATGGTTCGCTCACTGGTTTCGCGGAGGCAGCGGCCCCGGGTTCCCCTGGCCTGCAAGCGGTAAGAAGCAGGAGCTTGCGAGAAAATACTCGAAAGGATTATGGACTTCCGGCAAATGGCCCCTGCAGAAAAGACCTTTGCAGTGGCTTGTCGATAAGTTCGCACCGGTGCCGACGTGGAACGAGAAAAAAAAGAACTACGGCGCAGATACATGGATCGCAAAAGGCAGGGTGTTTAAGGTTGAGGAGCTTTACGAAAAGAGGCTTGAGTATTCAGATCAGAAAAAGAGTAAGTCACTGACCAGGCTGTTTGAGGTATTCCCGCCCATTG